GGTTATTAAAGAAATTGAATACCCTATTTTCAGTAAGATTGGGAACAAAGAAGATGTCATTTTTTACGATGCCGAACCAATTTTGAATGTGTCGGATGGTGTCGCTTAAAATGGCAGGTAACACCTGCATATGCGCAATACAAAAAAGTACAATAAAACAACTTTAAAATTTAAAACCATGAACATAGAAAACAACTTACACCTATTCACAAGAGTTGAGGATGGGCTTAATGAGCTATTTTTCTTCACAATTTAATACAAATGTTATATGAAACTTAAACACAAAATTGACTACAAAGGACTCGAGACTTACATAAAGTCTTTAAAGTATTCTGAAATTGAAACAAACTGCAATAAACCAGAGAATGCAAAACTAATAGAAGGTAATTTGATTGAAGAAATTGAATACTTTAAAGCAGACAAAGCTAAAATACCACTTGGAAAAGTAATCCAATACGGAGAACCTTTTATAGTAGATGCTTTAGGTAATGATTTATCAATAGTCATTTTGTCTAAAAGAGGTTACAAACTTCCAAATGGTAGAGTGATAAATGCAAAGTTTGTTACGACCATTATTGAGGACTGTCGGAGCTTGTTTGGAACGCCTTTAAATGGCTATTGGAAAATACCAAGTCAGTTTATTTCGGAACTGTCCTAAAATGGCTTATAACACCTGCATATGCGCAATACAAAAAAGTACAATAAAACAACTTTAAAATTTAAAACCATGAACATAGAAAACAACTTACACCTATTCACAAGAGTTGAGGATGGGTTGCCAAAGGGCGAGGTCTTGTCATATAGCGAAGCTAGCAAAGAGTCACTTGTCGGTTACATACAAAAAGGTGAGCGCTTTTGTTTTACCGAGTCCGATGATATATTATTAGAAGAGGTTACCCATTGGCTCGACCTCTCTAAACTTACTACTAAGGATAGAGCTATTGAGCTGGCGGCAGACGCTTATAGTACAGGATGGAATGATTACCACGAGATTGAACAAGGTGGTTCGGAAAGCACATTTGAAAATTTCATCAACGAAAACAAAGAGAGATTATGAACTACGAGAAACTAACAAAAACAGACGGCAAGGAATATTATCTTGTGCCAGTAGAAGAGAAAGAGTATTCGATTATAAATAAGTGCATAGACATAGTTAAGTCACATATACATCCTCGTTGTAGTGATCATGCACCATATAGAGGAGATTGTTCTGAATGCGGATATACGTCTAATCCATATTTATTATCTGACCATAACAGTTTAATTTCAGACTTAGAAAATTTAAAAATAAAAACAGAAAGAGATGGAAAACCACTGTATTCACGAGATGGAGCGAGACAATAAAGATATGTACATAGACATGATTAATCGGTTTGAGCAAGTTATAAAAAGTAGATCTAAAACATTAATGAACAAAGAATTATGAAACCAGAAGAATTAAGAATAGGAAACATAGTAGCCGAGTTTGGCATACCAATAATAGTAACAGGCTCTTTAATAGCCAGACTAGAAGAAATAACCAATAAAGACAAGATAGCAATAGACTTATCACCTATCCCTATTACAGACGAATGGCTGTTAGAAAATTGTGGATTTAAAGAAAAAAAAGACTTTGCTGGTAAATATTTTGAGTTAAATGCTGATCGTGTTTACCTTTGGGATAACGGAATAGAGTACGAGAGAACTGTTGCGCCAGGTATTAGGGTAAATTTATTTAAAAAATATCAATATATTCACCAGCTTCAAAACCTATACCACGCATTAACAGAAGAGGAGCTAATTGTAAACCTATCAAAAACGAATTTTAAACACAAAATAGATTGAACTATGGAAAATGAATCGAACCGTATGGAAGGCAATAACGCCAATACTGTGTTAGCTGACGTTACTTCTCGTCAGGGCAGGATTGAGATAGTTAACGCAATCATAAAGGAAATTGCAAACCGTAGTCGTAAGTTTTTTGCTGGTAGATGTGGCATTGCAGAAATCTTCCAAAAAAATGGACGATTGTATATGAAAAATGAATACAACGGTTCAGAAATGTGTCTTTCTACAAAATGGGGTTACCCACCAAAAAGATGGTGCCATGGAGGAACGCTTTGGGGTTTGACAAAAGACTTCAAAGATTTCATCACTACAGGAGAAAAGTCTAATCATAATAACGGATATGGTGGCTTGCTTTCTCGGCATTGGGGTTATTCTGAATCCGATATGCTCGAAATTCAGGAAAAGGCTCGTTCGCTTGGATATTTGTAATGTCAGCTAATACCTATATCTGCAAAACTGAAATATTAAAAAAACTTTAAAATTTATGAGACCACTAGGTAGGAAAAATTACGGCTCAATCCCCCACTTATCAAGCTCAAAACTAGGCGAAGGCGACCATTATGTTGAAAAAGGCATGGAGGGTATATTGACTGAAAAGAAACGAGACAAGCACGACGTTATTTTTGCCCATGAAAAGTACGATGGCTCAAATATTGGCGTGGGCAAAAGGAATGGGAAAATATTCGCGTTGACTCGTTCAGGCTATGAAGCAAAAACGAGCCGGCATAAACACCACCACTTTTTTAGTGACTGGGTCTATAGGCGTGAGAAACTATTTTCCGAAATGCTTAACGAAGGTGAAAGAATAACAGGCGAATGGCTCTTACAAGCACATGGGCTTAAATATAAAATCGAAAGCGACCCGATTTTATTTTTCGATTATTTTACCCCTAAAAACGAAAGGATACTACAAGCTGATTTGAGACAAATTACAGGCAAATACGGCTTAAATATGCCACGATTATTAAGTGAAGGTGAACCAATAACAGTAAGCAAACTATTGCCTGTCTTGAACTTAAAGACACAAGGAGTTGAGAGTGAAGGGAACCCTGAAGGTATTATTTTCAGGGTTGAACGAAAAGGCAAGGTTGATTTCCTTGCTAAATGGGTTCGTTCTGATTTTCCGACTGGAATTTATTGTATTCATATTGAAGAGGAGAATCTTGTCTGGAACATTCCGAAAGACAAGGCTAAATAGTTGGTATTTTAATAAAAAGTTTAGTAATTTGCTAAAATAATGGGAAGCGAAAGAGAATACGACGACAAGGGGTTAAATGAAAAGCAAAGAATTTTTTGCGAGGAATACCTTATTGACCTAAATGCCACACGGTCAGCACTTAGAGCTGGATATAGCGAAAAGACAGCTTATTCAACGGGCCACGAATTGTTGAAAAAACCAGAAATACAAAATTACATATCTGAGCGCAAGGCAGTTAGGTCAGAAAGAACCGCAATTACCGCAGATATGGTACTAAAAGAGTTCGCAAAGATTGCATTTTCTGACATAAGAAGTTTCTATAAACCAGACGGATCATTGAAGCTTCCTTCCGAAATGGGAGACGAGGCACATTGTTTGGTAGGTATTGAAACAGATGAAATATGGGCTTATAATCCTGAAACCGAGAAAAAAGAACGAGTAGGGGAGGCTAAGAAAATTAAACTATATGACAAGGTGCGGGCGCTCGAAAGCCTTGGTAAGCACCTGGGTATTTTTGAGAAGGATAACAACCAGAAGAAGGTAGATATTATAAGCCCTGAAACGCTAGCATCCTTAGCGGACAAGATAAATAACAATGCAACCAGTTAAAGCCTCTGGCTGGCTAAATAGCGGACTATCAGAAGCAGACAAAAAAACTCTTAGAGCTGCCGGAATAACCCCAGTCAACGACATATTTTTTCCATTATGGGGTAATAGGTGTCCAATATTACTATTATTCGGTGGCTATGGATCAGGTAAATCGAACTTCGCTGAAACCGACCTGCTGGAAAAAGCCAGAAGCTCAGAGTACTTTAAATGCTACTATGGTAGAAAGGTACTGGAAGACGTAAGAGGTTCAGTTCATTCTAAGTTTATATCCCTAATAAAGGACAACCACCTGCATCACGAGTTCGACTATAGTGACCAGCCCAACGGCTCGATGGTCATTAAGCATAAGGTTACAGGCAACTCCTTTCACCCATTTGGAGCTTCAAAACCTGATTCCTTAAAATCCATTGACGATCCCACGCATTTCTTCCTTGAGGAAATGGACCAGTTTAGCCTTAATGATTTTGCTGTTATTCTTAGCCGTTTAAGAACTGAAAAGGGTCATTTGCAATTGTACGGAGCTTTTAATACCGAGCCAGTTTTACCCGACCACTGGATCATTAAAATGTTTTTCCCTGAAAAAGCAAAAAATCAGAGCGAAGAAACTCAGGAGTTAATGAAGCTCGTTGACAAAATGGGCGTCACAAAGGTTTTTTGCAACTATACAGACAACTATTTTATCGACCAGCAGGACTACTACGATAAATTGAGACTTGCATCGGGTGGTGACTTGGTTAAGCTAGCCGCAATGGCTAACGGTGAGTTTGGCTCATATAGAGGGGAAAACCCATTTGCCTCAGAATATAGGCCAGAAAAAAATGAATCATTAGAGGCAATATTTAGGCCGCAAATACCTATACGAATATCAATTGATTTCAACCTAAACCCTTTTGCTGTTACCTTTTCGCATATATGGAGGGATTCAGCGGGAGAACACGTACACATATTCGATGAATTAGCCGTAACAGGAGGTTCTATTCCTAAGATGATAGATGCGATAAATTCAAGATATGGCAAGTACCTGTACATGGCTGAACTCACAGGGGATTATATGGGAATGAAAGGAGAGCTTTCGCAGCGAGACAATGCAAGCCTATACATTCAATTAATCAGAGGGCTCGGAATGAATAAAAGTCAACTCAAGACGGTATCCAATCCAACCCACGAAAACAGCAGAGCAGACGTTAATTTCTTCTTGTTTAAGTTTCCAGATTTCAAGGTAAACCCAAAGACCTGCCAGCAGACCTGTATGGACTTAAGAACTGTGCAAGTAGATGCCTTTGGTTCTATAATCAAAAGAAACAGAAATGATTTAACCCAACGAGCCGACCACCTTGATACATTTAGGTACTTGATTAACACTTACTTAAAGAAGTGGATTTTACAAAATACTAAAAAACCTCAATAATTTAGCAAAATGCTAAGTTATTTGTATATTTGTACATGGCTTGTGTAGAATGTACAGAAACAAAACCAGTACCTGAGTGTGTTAAATCTATCATACTAGGTACTATTGCATTTAATAGCGAACCGATTTATATTTTTGTCAAAAATATTAGCACTGGATATATTCATACTGAAGCATCAAATAGTAGTGCTGCCGGGCTAGTAACATTATCAACCGAACTGCCAGATATTTCATTTTACAACCACAACCATCTATATGAGATTTGGGTAACAAGACAATCCCAGACTATTAATGATAGGCTACCAGTAACAATAGGGATTTTACCATATACTTGTTTTCTGGCTTCATTTATCAAAGCTTATCCTCCAATCATAACAACCCACACGCTAAGTATATGAATCCGCTGATCGAGATAGCGCTAATATCTTTTTTTTGTATGGGGTGGTACACGATCTCATACGATGGGATGGTGCTAGAGCCGTTAAGGTTATGGGTTGATTCTAAGCTGCCATCAAAAGGATTTCTAAGAGCATTATACACCCCTATATGGGGTTGCCCTATCTGTTATTCTTCATTCTGGGGCGGCATACTTCATTTATTTGTGATTCATGGTTCAATCATTATGCTATTACCTATGGTTGTATCGGTTGCATTTGTAAACAGTATGTTATTGTCGGTTAAATACAAATTGGAAAAATAATGTTTACAAGGTTACTATACCGCATATTCAAAAGACAATTCTTGAAATATTACCATTCTGAACAAACAAAAGGTAATGGTTTTGAAAAGATGGAAAAGGTTTTTGTTGACTCAAGCGGTAGGGTGTATTATCGTTATTCACGTGACCTTGATATGCCAATAAATAGGTTCAAGGAGGTTCAAAAAATGCTTATGCTTATCAAGGCTGGCATTTCCGAAGACTCAATAAAGCTTTTTATTTCATCCATGAAAGATTCTATTAATGGAGGTAAGAAACCAGATATAGCAAAAATCGGTTTTTTTATAACAGAGTTAGAGTCAAGGCTAGGCGTATTTGTTGATCCAGATACGCTCTTCTCCTGCGCTGCATTAATGTATATTAGGGAAGACGAGAGTTTAATAGAAGTTGATTCTGTAGTTCACAAAGAAAAAATTGAGCAATTTAAAATCGACAGTCAAGGAGGACTGTACGATTTTTTTTACTCAGCGGGGTTAACCGATTATATTCCATTTGTCGGGACTACCGAGAACGAGTTCAACGAATATTTGAGGGAATCGGAATTGAAATTGAAGGCGCTGAAAATGTACATGGAGAAATATTCCACAGGGTAGGTATTGTCAAAAGTATAGAGGCAGATGAAGTGGAATACTGGGACATGGCCGAAGGGAGCGCTATCGAATACGACAAAATAAAAAAGTTTAGTACAATAGAGTATTTAAGCTTGATGAAGTATATTATAACTAAAAGTATAAAAAAGGTCGCAAATGGCAGATAAGATAGTAGTAGAATATGACATTCAGCTACAACAGGCAGAAGCGGAACTAAAAGGTTTTGAGAAGGAGTTACGGAATGCTGAGAGCATAGGTAAAAAATCTATGAACTCTATAACTGCTGAGTCAAAAAAAACATCTGGCGAAATTAATAAAACATCTGGCTCTGTCACTAATCTATCAAGTAAATTTACAGAGCTTGCAAATAATCTCCCCTTTGCCGGGCAGATAAAACAAGTGGCTGAACTTGGTTCTGCTGTTACTGGGCTTGGTGGTGCTGCTAAAGCTTCTTCAGCTGGATTTCAAATTTTACGCGTAGCAATGCTTTCCACTGGTATACCTTTGCTTGTTGCTGCGATAGTAGGACTTATAGCATATTTCAAGCGAACCGACGAAGGAGCGACAAGGCTACAAGGTGTCATGTCTGCACTTGGAGCTACACTAGACCTTGTCTCTGGTGCTATGGTAGGGATAGGAGAGGCTACATTTAAGGCTTTCGAAAGCTTTGCAAATTTTAAAGAAGGTGTTGCAGACCTTGGAAATATACTTGTAGAGAATATTGTAAATAGAGGAAAGGCGGTGTTCACTTTTTTTGAGGCCCTTAACCTTGCCGTAGGAGGTGATTTTGTGGCTGCTGGGAAAAGATTTATAGACTCCACTGTTCAATTAACAACAGGAATAACAGATATAACAAGCAAGACTGGAGATTTCGTGGCTAAGGCACAAGCGGCAGCGCAAGCAGCATTTGAATGGGAGTCAAGGATGGATGCGTTACAAGATAAGATCCGTGACGATTCAAGCGTTATTAAGGAAAATAACAATGAAATACAGAGGCTTATTATTGCCTCAAAAAGCAAAACCGCCCAAGACGAAATAAGCTTGGCAAACTTGGACAAGGCGGCAAAACTAGAAAAAAGAAACCTGGCGATTGAATTATCAAATGCGAGCGCTAGGCTTAAATTAATTCAAGAAAGAAATAAGCGTGAGTCCGATTCCATTAACCAAGATATAAAAAATGGTGAAGCCAGAAGGTCTATAAATGACGATTTAGCACAAGAGGAAAAAGATGCGTTCAATGCTATTATAGAACTTCAAGGAGCATCAGATGCATTACTAGAGAGAATACAGAATAGGCGCGATACAAAAGAAGAGGAGATATTTCAGAACCAAATTAAACGAATAGGGCAGGAAGAAGTATTAAGAGAGAATGTACAAAAAGAAGCACTATTAAATGGCGTTGTAAATGCGGAAGAGTATGAAGAGTCTTTGTATCTGATAAAATTAGATGGATTAAACCGGCAGAAAGAATTATTAGTTGAGAACGGCCGCGATATCGTTGATATAGACAAGGCAATACTTGATCTTCAACTTGCAAATCTTGAAAAAAGCAACAAGGAGGCCGCTGCAAAAGAGAAAGAAGCGCGGGATCTTAGAAAAAAAGCAGATGAAGAAGCGGCTAAAGAAACTCTGGCCCGTGTTGAACAAAGATTAAAGGAAGAGGAAGAACTAAATAAACAGCAGCAGCAAAAAATAGGACAGATCAGAGAAGCTGGATTTCAGATAGCCGAAGATCTGGCGAAGGGATTTGCAGATATTTCAGCCGAGAAAAGACAGGCAGAACTCGACGAAGAATCAGAGGCCCTACAAGAGCAAACAGAATCAAAAATATCAAGCCTCCAAAAACAACTGGACTCTGGACTTATCACAGAGGAGCAGTTTGCCGTAAGGAAAGAAGCGATCGACAGACAGCAAGCGTCTAAGGAGGCAGAGATAAAAACAAAGAAATTCCAAGCCGATAAAAAAGCAGCACTTACACAGGTTGCTATAGATACAGCGCTTGCCATAGCTAAATCATTTGCACAGCTTGGTCCTATTGGTGGCGCGCTTGGCGCTGCTCTTGCTGCGGCCGCTGGACTTGCTCAAGCGGCACTAATCTCGTCTAAGCCTGTACCAAAATTTAAAGATGGAGTGGTAGGACTGAAGGGCCCTGGCACAGGGACGAGTGATAGTATCCCTGCGTTCTTATCGAGGGGCGAATCAGTAGTGACGGCTAGGGCCACCAGCAGTAATATGGGGCTATTAAAAGCTATGAACGAAGGTAGAGAAGAAGACTACATAGAAAAGTCTTATATATCTCCAGCGCTGCGAAAAATAGAGATCGAGAATAATAGGCTTGCAAAAACAAGGAGAGAGGCTAAAGAGAAACGAATGTTGTCTAAATCAGGTAATCAAATAGATCTTAGCAATACAGACCGTTTGATTAAAAAAAATAGTACTGTTAAGGTCTCTAATTTATCGGACTTTGCAAAAGAAATAAATAAACAGTCTTACTATAGTTCATTCAAATGATATTTAGATTTGTATTAAATAGTGAACAGTACGGATCGTTCATATTGCCTAATGAGCCTGTAGGGTGGAAGGATATTGAGCTCATGCTAAAAAGAAGCCTTGAATATCACGGGGTGTTCTATGAGGCGATGGCTCCAATAGAGTTTAAATGCGGTTCGGGAAAAGAATATATTGACAAAGCATTTGACGAGTTAGGACCTGACGCTATAGTGTCGTTAACCATTTCCGTATCATGCTCAACAGGTAGCCAATCAGGCGACTCGACTGATTATTCTATCGACTATTCTGATGATTATGGGTCAATGGTTAGTGGCTCGGCAGCTCCAGTATTTGAGAATATTTTTGAAGGAGTTTTAGAGTTTAAGAACTATTCAAAAACAAGTGAAAGTACATCTGTCAGTTTGATTCAGTCGGACTTTATTTCAAATGTATTAAATAGATTTGATACCAAGGTTGAGGTAACAAGGAATGAAAGCTTAGACGGGGTGGCACTAAATCCTATTGTCGATTTCCCAAGCGCAATAACACTTCATAGTAAAGAAATATTATTAGAAACTACCTTCCAGTATTTCAATGATACCGAATTTTTGTTTACTGTGTTTCCGGCTGACGGTATAAATATAGAACTTCCGCTGCTCGTTGAGAAGGATGATATAGGAGGGGCAATAGGTACGGAGCAAAGTTATATGTGGTCGGTATTGTCTGGAGGAGACGCGAAGGGATATGAAAACACGGGGCCTATTTATGAGAATACAACTGGTAGCGATATCACATTTACTATAGACTACAATATAGTTGGCAATTTACAGGTAAGGAATACGCTTTCTTCCACTCCTGTAAACTTCTATTTTCTGCTCCAGGTCGGAGGGACACAGTTCTCTTACTCTCCTTTTCCTACAACTTTGCAAAATATAAACGGGCTGACTTTAGACCCAAATGAAACCGAGAACGTTTCAATAAATGCGGTCGGTAGCTTATCGGCAACAATACAAAATGGACATAAGGTATTTTTATGTTTTTATTTTACTGATATCGCCGGCAATGTTACAAATCCGGGAAAATTTGAGTTTATAGGTTTTACGCCAACAAATTTTGAATTGTCATTTGTACAGAGAAGTACTACAGATCCTTCAAGCGCCTCTATCTTCAAGATACACGAACTCGGTGCCGCCATTGCACAGCGGATCACTTCTAAGAATGACTGCTTCAGGAGTGAACTGTTAGGCAGGAAAAATAGTGCGCCAGTATCTTATACAGGCAATGGGTGCGGATCATTCCTTGGATCTTTAAATGGAAAACATATAAGGGGATTTGCTATATCGGACGCTCCGTATTTTTGCTCGATGAAAGACTTTTACAGCACTATTAATGCATGTTATAATGTTGGTTTAGGTTTTGAGAAAATAGGAGGAGAGTATCTTATCTCGATCGAGAAAAAACAAAGCTTCTATAGCCAAGATGTTATACTAAGATTTGATTTTGTGTCGGATATAAAAACATCTATTGCAAAAGAGTATTATATATCCGATGTCTATACGGGGTACGATAAATGGGAAACATCGAATGTAAACGGACTTGACGAATTCAATACTAAGAGAGAGTATAACACTGGAATAAAATCAATCGAATCACGCCTAAATATAGTGTCTCCAATGGTCGCTTCTATGTACTCTATAGAACTAACGCGTAGAAAGGGTGTTAGTACGGTGGACACAGAGTATGATGACGATAATTTTATTATATGTTTAGCCAGAGGAGTGGATAGTGCTGGCAATCCAAATCAATTAAACATCGCTGAGAAAAACGAAAACTTTTCTCAGGCCACAGGCTTTAAATCGCCCGAAACAGCATATAACATTAGAAGAAGTCCAGCGAGAAACTTGCTAAATCACATGAATGTAATAGCATCGTCATTGATTAAGTATGCAGGGCGTGCTATTAAGTTTGTTTACGGTGATGGCAATTTCTTTGTCTCTACAAAATATACTAACGATTCATGTCCTGATAACTTTCAAAATAATCCATTAACCGAAAACCAGGACGTAACCGTTGCACAGGCTGATGTTACGCCTATTTGGATACCAGAATATATAGACTTTAGATACCCGTTAACATTCTCACAGTATTTAATGCTTAAAAATAACCCAAAAGGATGCATCGAAGTGTCCGAAACCGATACCGATTTCATGAAAGGCTTTATTGTCGATATAAGATATAAGCCAGTAGGAGGGATAGCAGAATTTAAACTATTGAAAGCTTATGTCGATTAGTATATTAGAATATCAACCAGTTCGATTTAGGACGACTCAACAAATAGAGGCCGATAGCTGTGATTGTGGGGAAAAGTTTTTTTGCCAAAAGGTAAACAAAAACGACCCTACGCAATGGCAATTATTGAGTAGTAATTTAATCATTAATGGAAGTTTCGACTCTGGACTAAATGGATGGGATCAGGCAGAGGCCTTGGTTGTTTCCGTTGATATTACCAACGAGTCTGCGGCGGATGCTTGTGACGGTGAAATAACAATTACAGCATCTGGAGGCGCAGGCCCATATACCTACTCAATCGACGGTACAACATTTTCAAGTTCCAATATATTTAATGATCTTTGTGTCGGATGTAATAATGTTGTGGTAAAGGATTCATTAGGAAACATTGGCTTTATTACAGCTTGCGTTGACACGAATGTAAACTGCGCAGCCTTTGACATGACCAACGAATTATTACCATTTAATACATCGCAATTTCTAAACTGTTTAACTTCTGATTTCTTATAATTATGGCAGCATTTGACAACATTGCTTACTCTCCTGGAGAACCATTTGTAAACGTATACGATAAAATTAATGATACATTTGCGGAACTTAAAGGCGGCGTTATAGGCGCAGTATTGACAAGCGCAGGGGTTGGGCTTCCTCCTGTTTGGATACAATCGAGCGTACTTGACTTGTCGGATGCGAATGCTAACATTTATATTACAAGGTCAGCAAATATGATACTAGTAAATATATTCGGGAATCTAGGATACAAGACTAGTGGCCAGCTTATATATACAATACCTGTTCAATTAAGGACAACAACAGCGCGTTTTTTAGGGACTACATTCTCAACGTATCAAGCTGGTGGAGGTCCTTCACAACAAGGTAAGACAATACCAGTTACCCTAAATACAAATAGTGGAGAGCTAACAGCTGCCTCCAGTATGGCATTAGGAGATGATATATTAGTAGGGTCAATTTCTTACTTGCTAGACTAATGGGGGTGTGGACACAAAGCACAGGGTCGGCCTGTTATAGCGGGTCAGCGGGAACTCTCCTAACTCAAGAAGGGGCCATGGTTGTTGGCGAGTTTTATTTTGTAAAGATTACCGTTGAAAATATGACTCAAGGTAAGCTTACAATACAAAGCTTATCAGGATACCCAGAGATAACAGCCAATGGAGAATACGAATACTTACTTGAGTCAACCTTTGGCGATCTTATCATAAATCCAGGAGCGTTAGGGGCGGGAGTATTCAACGGTTGCATAACTCAAATAGAATTATCCTTGATCCCTACCTACAGGATAAAAGATCTTGACGGTATTACGATTAGCACCATGTCCTCTAATACAGGATTAACAGCCGATAGAATACATATTCAGTATCAACTTGACTGGACTTCGTTACAAGACGGTTGTTATTATATAGAATTTTCTGACGGAGTACTAACCTATAAGAGTGATTGTTTTTCTGTTAAACTAACACACGACTGCACTATAACAGTTGAATGGTACAATGATCAAGATGGCTTCGGATTCAACTACTCAGGGCTTACCTTTAGGCCACAACTAAGGTTAGACGGTAAGGTATGGAAACCACGTTTTACAACCGAAGACAAAGAGGTATACGGAAAATCCAACGGGAATAAATTAATCACATACGCAAGGGTATACGAAGAATTAGAGGTAGCAATCAAAGAAGCTCCCGACTACATACACCGAGCCATTGCAGTAGCAATCAATCACGATAATCTATTTGTGAATGATATAACATCTGTGGTTGAAGACGAAGAGTATACGCCAAGCTGGAGGAATTCTAGCAATCTTGCCCCTTCTGCATTCATAGTAAAGCAGAATAGGCAAAACTTATTGAATTCAAACTGCTAGAACTTAAAACCTAAACTTAAGGTATAAGAATTCAGTCCGTCAAAGTGATAGCTTTCGCTTGTTGGCGTGAAAGAGTGGATGGTTACAAATTCTATGTAAGGGGTGATTTTATCGCCTTGTAGTTCTATGCCAAAATAATTATTTACGGTCCAGTATAAGTTTTTGTAGCCAGTGTTTGAAGCAGAATAATAAGTGTTTTTGGAAAGGCTTCCGCCTATGGTTTCAATATTTTTATGACTTACCAAAAATGAAGGCCCAAGTCCAATGGAATAATAAGGCTTTGCCTTCCCTCCAGACGCCTTCATCTTAAAGCATAATGGAGTAGCTATAGTATTAAACCTATTTATATTTACTAGATCGTAGCCCTTGCCTCCAGGAACAGAAAACTTATCAGAATATTTTGTAGTAAAATAGCTGAAGGACGGATTCAGGAGAACAGATATGTTTCTTGTAAACGAATATTCAGCGATAAGGGCCAGCCTTAAAGATCCTCCATTTTTATACATTAAGTCATTTTTAATACCAGTAATGCCGCCTCCAATAGAGATTCCAGCATTAAATTTATTTTGTGCAAATGTAGCTCTAGTACCTAGTACCACAGCTATCAAAAATAAAATCTTCTTCATATTTATTCTTCTTATCACAAATCTAATGCCTTATTGTTACAATCTAAACTTTTTTAAATTTATTTGTTAATACATTGTTTTTTAGCTATTTTTACAGTGCGTAATTAATTGGTGCCAAAAACCGAGAAGGCATAAAAACACTTGGTAGGTTATTAAAACATCTATTATTATGTCAATAATATGCTCATTTGAAGACTTGGGAGCGCATGAGAAATTTGTCTGCGGCCCAAAATTCGGAGGAATTCCAGGCGCTTTAGTTCTAAAGACTGGACACAATATCACAGATTTTTCAAACGCAGCTCAAGTTCAGGCAGCCATAACAGCAGGTACAGCCGTGCTTGTTATGGGGATAAAAGCAGCTATACCTGACGCTACCGCAGTAGAGGGGGAGGCTCCAACATCTTGCGGCACAGAGACCGTACTAGACGGATTCGATAGAACAATCACATGGAAGGATGCAAAAATAAGTAATAGCAATAATGAGTTTTATCGTCAGTTGAATTCGCAAGGTGGATTTTCTGGGATAGTGCTTTACTATTGCTCAGATAATAGCGTCGAGGTGATTGAGAAGAGGGTGAACTTTGCGGCCTTGCCAGCAAGCAGCCCAGAAAGCCAAAAAGAAAAAAGATTCTACAATGTCACCGCAAAATGGTATCAAGATGCGGACGATTCATTTGGCGAATTCTTTGATGCCCCGGAGGGCATATTCGTCTAGTGATAGCGAAAGGAATCTTACTGGTAAGTTTTGGCAGCGCTACGTATGCTAAGTATGCTTTTAATATGGCATACAGTATTAAGTATTATTGCCATGACTTACCAGTATATTTATTTTCGGATGGGATCGGATTAGATCAAATTGACACCTCTGTATTCGATAAGGTAGAGTTATTTGATTTTGACAGCAACGATCCGGGATTAAATAAAATAAAACTTTTCGAACTTTCCCCTTTTGAAAAAACCATCTACGTAGATGTTGATGGAGTTTGTTTAAAAGACATTTCCCCTCTATTTAAAGAACTGGAAGATCATAACGTATACGCTCAAGTGATCGACTATGGCAAGAGAGAAGATGAGATAACATATAGTGAGTGGGCTACCAATGACACTATATGGGATCATTTTAAATTGAAAAAAGACGCTATACTATGCGGCCTTCAAACTTCTATTATTTATTTTAACAAGTCTAAAATCTCAAAAAAGTTTTTTTCTAAATTAAAGCAAAACTACAATAACAGGCTTGATAAAAATAAGTACTTGTTAATGTGGGGCTTTAAAAAGAATCACCCAGACGAGCTATATTATTCTGGTACCATGTCACAGCTTGATATAGTGCCAGACGCGAGAATTCGGCCAGTTTTTTTTCCTGATAAAGTAGAAGATGTAAAAAAAATACTAAGCGAATACTATATACTGTCTCATTTTGGAGGACAAAATTTAGTAAGACCATACGCTCACGACTTATATAACAGACACCTATCCTCTATCCTAAGAGAAGGTAAACGGGATCATTTATTTAAATCTCAGAACCTTTATAAAAATAAAATTATCGTCCAAAAATGATCGCTATTACTACTATATCGCCAAATCACAAGAACTTTGAAAGCCAACTAAGAGCCGTAAAGAGCTGGATTGATCACGGGTATAAGGTAATAAGCTTAAACAGTAAGGAGGAAATAAAATCACTTTTGGAGTTTTCAAAGTATGTAAATTTTATCCCAACCAACCGAACAAACGAAGTGCTATTCAAGAGGCCATACGTTACCATATCGGCTATAATAGACTACATAAAAGATTCAGGAGAAGAATACGCACTGGTAATAAATTCAGATATTATCATAGAGGATAAGCTAAGTTTTACAAGTGAGATAAAACGAATATCTGGCAAGGGGGTAATAGTAATGAATCGGTACGACTTCAATGATAATACGGATAATTCAAAAGTATACGATCAGGGTTTTGACGGGTTTTTCATTAATAAAAAATGGTTAAGCATATTTCCTCAATCAATACTTTGCCTTGGTCAGTGTCATTGGGATTTTTGGATTCCTTACATATGCCTGCTTTCAAAAGTAACCATATTTAGACTTAATGAGCCCTACTTATTCCATAAGACGCACCAGATACAGTATTCTTATGAGGACTGGAAAAGAACCTCTGAAATATTCAGAGCTGAAACGGCTATACTGGATAAGCGAATGTACCAACTAAGATCACCAGAGCAAATATCAGAGTATGTATACAAGCAAATAAGAATAAATTTTAAGTAAACAAAAAAAAAATGACAACAGATATATTTATTAGAACTTACGAAAGAGATTTAGGCTGGTTGAGGTACTGCCTAAAATCAATTCATAAGTACGTTACTGGTTACAGACAAATTGTGATTTGCATTCCAGAGCCTCAGAAAAGACTACTTGATTCGTGGAATTTAACAGCCGAAAAGGTAGTTACTTGTCCGGTATATAAAGAAGATTACCTAGGTCAACAGGTAAGCAAGTTACAGGCCTACAAGTACACAGATGCAGAGGCGATAGTTTTCGTAGACTCGGACTGCTGCTTTAAAAGCCCTGTAGATTTATCAGTTGAGTTATTTGAGGGAGAATTGCCGATAGTTTACAAAACGGTTTACGAACACGTAGGAGACGCTATTTGCTGGAAAGAAATAACCGAGAAGACAATAGGCGCTAATCTTGAGTATGAGTATATGAGAAGATTACCGTTTGTGTTTTTGTCAAAGACATTAAAATCAGCCAGTCTGTACATTAATATACTGCACGATTGCAACATATCCGACTATGTTATGAGGCAGCCCGGCAGGCACTTCTCAGAGTTTAATTATCTTGGTGCTTATGCAGAATTAAACGAAAAAGAAAATTATCGTTTCAAGGATACGGAAAAAGAAGGGTGCGGAAATGATTATTTAAAGCAGAATTGGAGCTGGGGAAATATTACAGCGGGAATAAAAGCCGAACTGGAGGCTTTTACGGCATAACGTTTAAAAATATTGGAGGTGCATTCAGCCCAGTTCTTTTGGCCGAAATAAATAAAGGCACATTACTAAGAGAGGGAAAAACAGAAAAAGACATATTCAACTACCTAGACGAACTAGGTTATTCATATAGAAATATTTACCAAGAACAAACGTTGTCGGGCGATCAATACGATATTATATGCGAAAAAAAATAATAAAAATCAAAGCTTGCGGAGGCAAGAAAGGTAAAGGGTCTTGTAATGAGGTCTATGATTTTCCATACTTAATAGCTGCATAATGTTTACAGCGGAAGAAGTTATACGACTTGTAGAAAACAAAGTAGAAGTATTTAAGGCATTAAAGAAGGACCAAAAACCTTCTTTCGGTCAACTTTATGACCTTTCGGTAAAATATAAAGAGCGAATACTGGTGCACTCTGACTCTGATTATTTTCCCGAAAAACTCTACATGAAGAGAGCGCCAAATCAAACAGATGACGAACTTGATTATGTAAGAAATAATCATAAGGCTATTACTTACCCTGTATTCGATAAGTACCAGACGGCAATAAGTAGGGTATGGAATGATGCTAACTGGTCTGTTTCTTCCTGGGGAGAGGTGGATACTAAGTTTTCGGAAGAAGAAAGCCCACAAGTTTATTTTGAAGAAAAGTACCCTATTTTCGGCTCTCTTGAAAGTTACTATAAAACTATTGTAACTGAGTTAAAATCTAAAGATCCAAACGCTTTAATCGTTCACAAGCCTTATGAAATCCCAATCAAAACAAGTGAAGATGGCACGGTATCATTCACAGAAGACGGTCAGATTATTCCAGATGACAGTCAGATAATAGAACCAATAGCCTTTATATATGGATGCGAAAATGTGATAGCCTACAGACAGGGAGAATATGCGCTGGTGCTTACCCATGAGAACAGTACCGTTATCGTCGGAAAGAATAAAGAGAAGACTGGTTTAGTTTTCGAGTTCTATGACGAAAACAACATCTATACAATAAGACAAGTAGGCGAGAAGAAGGACTATAAATTTGAGGCTACACTTTTGTGGACACATAATTTAGGCTACCTTCCGTGTTCTAAATTGAAAGGTAAGCCAGCTTATGTAAAAGAAGAGTTGATATACAAATCTTATTTTATGCCAGCTTGCGAACCTCTTGATATTGCGTTGCTGGATAACGCATATTTATTAATAAGCAAGTATAGGCATGCTTTCCCTCAGAAGTGGGAGTACATAACCGCCTGCGAATACTCGCATCCAGAGGGAGGAACTTGCGATAAGGGTATGATTAGAATGGCAGGGGGCCACAGTGTAAAGTGTCCTTCCTGCAAAGGAACAGGGGCGCAAAGAAGCGCAAGCCCTTTCCATACTATTCAGGTGCCAATGCCTGATTCATTCAACTCTCAAGCCCCTATACCATCGGCTCCTTGGGCTGGATTTATTAGCCCTGATATTGAAACGCCTGAGTTCTTAGATAAGCAAATTGATAAGAACCTTGCAAGGGGATTATCAATTTTGAATCTTGAAAAAAGCAACGATGTAGTAAAGGGTGGTGATACAGCTTTAAAATCTCAAATAGACAGAGAGGAAATGTTCTCGTTTTTATTGAATATTTCTAGTCAGTTGTTTGGGCTATTTTCTTTTAGTTTGGGGACGATTCAAAAAATGAGGTATGGCGTAAACGCAAAAGTCCCTGAGATTTCAGAACCGAAAAATTTCAGCATCAGGACCGAAGCTGATTTAACTGACGAAATTGCTATAGCGAAAAAAGAAGGATTGCCAGATGTTGTAATACGTCAGTTAATCTTCGAGTACGTTAATACAAGATTCTCTAATAGCGACAGAGCGAATAAAATAATAGATCTTGTTTTTGCGACCGACCGAATAATAACTCTTTCGCCCCTTGAGATATCCCAGAAAATAGGTATCGGGACCGTTGCAAAATGGGAAGATATTCTACACACCTCTATTTATATGTGGATCGACGATAAGATCAAAAATGAGCCAGAGTTCTTTGATAAAGAATTTATGGATCAGCAAAGCGAACTTATCGAAATGGCAAAAAAGAAAGAATCAGAAATTAGTCCTTCAAAATTAAACCCGGACAATATACTATCTAACGCAAACGCTATTTAATGCCTAATATTAATAAGATATTACTAGAGAAGATAAACAGATTAAATTCTGTTCCTGAAAAATTTGTTTCGGAGGCATTAAAATCACAAAAAGAACTACAAGCGCTTATTGAAGGTGAGATTTTAAAACTGGAAACAGAGGGTAATATTATATTACTCAATGAAAGAAATCTAAGTATAATAAATGGCTTAAGCTCAAAAATTGACAATGCAGTATTCAATGACGAATATATAAAATCATTAACCGATTTTACCCGAGAGTTTAAAATACAGTCGAACCTTAATAATACTTATTTCACAGAAATAAATGTAGGGTTCCAGGATTCTGATATTTATAAGACGACATTAGAGGCAACTCAAAAAAATGCATTGCAATTATTAGGACAGGATTCGTTCACGCAAGTAGTCAACGCTCCTATCTCTCAAATGCTACAATCTAGCATTACCAATCAATCAAGTTACTTGGATACTATAAAATCTATTCGTGAATTTATAGAAGGCAATAACGAAGTAGACGGCAGATTAGCTTCTCACGTGAAACGAATAGCGTTCGATTCATTCAGCGCCTCAGATCGAACCTATACTAATACGGTAGCTAATTCTTTGGGCCTTGAATTTTACAGGTACCAAGGCGGTGAAATGGAAGACACTAGGCCCTTCTGTGATGAAAGAGCCGGGAAGTATTTCCACAAAAAAGAAATAGAAGCCTGGGGGGCTGGCAATAAATGTTGTGGGCTGTCATGGCCTCAGTCTGGTAAATGGCAGGGTAGAAACTCAGCCACCAATAGCGCTACTATATTTGTTTTCGCAGGGGGCTACAATTGCAAGCACGCCATAATACCAGTATCTACAAGATCAGTTCCTAAAGACGTAATTAACAGGGCTATAGAATCAGGATTTTACAAACAATCGGCTTAATGGCATAAGTTTTTCTTAATAATTTAGTATTTTACTAAAAAATTTGTATATTTGCTTATGCGATTATACAAATAAACATAAATGGAAGAAACTAAGGAAATTAGATGTATTAACAAGAATGGTGCTGTAAGGTGGATTTCCGAGCATCTTATTAAACAGCCAGGCTACCTTGATAAAAATGGCTTATCGGTTCAACACCTAGACGGAAGAAACGGAAAGGTAGAAAAAACTCATTTTGGGGCGACCAAAGAAAAAATAGAGCAGGTTAAATCTATTGAAGACGACAGCTTTAGTTTAGTTGAAGAAAAAACAAAGAAGAAATAATGGAAGCAAAAGAAATACTAGAAGCGTTAGATCTCGGAGACGTTACTTCGAGAGAGCATTTAATGGAGCTGCACAATAAAAAATTCTTACCACTTGCTACAGCTCACGAACACGAAGAAGTTCGATCAAAGGCTACTGGTAAATTATTGGGAAGCCTTACAACCTACATCAAGAAAGAGTACGACCTTTCACCAGATGAAATAAAAGACAAGAAACTAGAAGATGTTATTTTACTTGGATCTACTAAGTTAAAAACAAAAATATCTGAATTAGAGGCTGGCTCAAAAAAAGGAAAAGACGAGGCGGTTATAGAGCTTGAGGCGAAACTTGACAAGTTGAAAAAAGACTCTGAAAGCTACAAAACAGCAGCAGAGCAAGCCGCAAAAGCACTTCAGGAAAAAGAAGGGTCTTTTGAAAAAGAGAAGAAAGGCTGGAAAATAACAAGCCTTTATGATGGGCTTAAAAAAGAATTTGAGAGAGAGTTGATTTCAGATATTGACCCTTTAAAAAGAAAAGGGTTCGATTCAGAGATAAACGAAAAATATTTGTTCGATCTTGACGAAGACGGAAAAGAGCTTGCGGTCTATGATAAAGAAGGAAAGAGGGTGCCAGACCCTAAAAAACTAGGTGCTTTCATTACTCCAAAAGACCTGTTAATATCAGAGGCGGCAAAAGCAAAGCTTCTTAAAATGAACGATGGGCAAACAGCCAAGAAGGTTATCGGTAGCGCTCAAACAGCAGCAAGTACAACAACCAATAATAAGAAATCAAACATTGACCCGGACAACTTGCCACTTAGCGTGCGTAAGAGAATGGGGTTATAATTACGCAAAAACGGTGTCTTGCCTATGACATTAAAAAGGTAAAATGGTGCTGAAATCTCACAGCATAACGTTGAGACTAGGTTTATTGTAAAACTATTTTACAAAAATGTCATACGCATTATCATCATTTGTTAATTGCCCAAATATTCAAGATTCGATTGATAACTATTTTGGTTGCGATTACGCCAAAACGCTAAAGAATAACGAGGTTTCACTCGTTAAAACACTTCTTTCTCCTGCTAACACTTCTGGTGTTCTAGCAAAAACGGTTTATCCGGGAGACAATAAATTAAAAACTGTTGAACTTACTTATACGCCTCGTATTCCAAAAGGCGCAGTAAGTACTACGATCGATCCAAACGACTGTACGGCAACTGAAAAATTCGGCGATAGATCAGAGCAATATACTATTGATCCGCTTGTAGGAGTAACGATCTCAAGAGTGATCGACCCTATGGATTTAATTCGCAAGTGTGAATCTGACAGCAACTATTTTTCAAGATTGCTATACTCAATGATGGACGTTCTTGTTAGGAGAATGGACAACATTTCTGCTGACCAAATCGTAGCGTTTGCGGGAGGTTTCGGGCCTGACGAAACAAACGTTTCAGCAAACACCAAAACTGTTAGAACAAGAAAAAGCGCGTCAGATAACACTCTTGTTAGTAACTGGATCTCGGATATTGAGTTTGCGGTAGATAATTCGGGCTATTGCAACGCGCCTCTTGTTTTCGCCTATAACGATGTTTATAAAGTGGCGCAAGAGCTACGAGCTTCTAACTGCTGCAATGACGGAGGTTTAAACCTTGCGGTTTTAAACTCCATTGCCGGAATGATGTTTATCCCAAACCGAAATGTACCTGCTGCTCTTGGTGGTCTTAACAGATTCATCACTGTCGATCCAGGTAAGGTTCAGTTATTGACATACAACAAGTATGGACAAGGTGATAATATCATGCTTATCGACGATGACGGGTACAAAGCAACAACCATTCAACACACTGAAACGGGACTAGATTTCGATTTCAGAATGGTAATGACTTGCGGAAAGTGGCATATCTTTGTTGAGCTTGCTCACAAGTTGGTTGGAATACCAGACGACATCTACGAAGTAGAGGACATCTACTCAGGTGTAACAGGCGTCAACAAGTACGCAGTAAGTAATACATAGTCTTCTTTGTTTTCTTCGAGGGGCGGGTGCGATTCCCGCCCTTTGTTTATATGAGCTGTCTAGATAATATTATAGGTATAGATAACGTATGCGACGCTGTCGCTTCTGTTTCTGGGTTGAAAATAAACGATCTACCCGGAATGAGAATAAGTATTGCGGAGTCTATTATTACAAGTGAAGATATTTCAGGAAAACTACTTATTGAAGAGAAAATAAAATTTGCTCAAAAATATCTTGTTGCAGACATACGTAATTTTTTACAGGATAAATTTAAGCTAAACAGTATTCTAGCCTCTGAGATAGCAGGGATTTACAAAGACGAAATGGAGGTAGTTTCGGCTATTTCAGGTCGTTTTCGTGGAATAAGAATACAGGTTAAAGAATATAATTACACTGATACAGAAATATCAAGAGTTGGCATAAAATTAACCGACGCTATTGCTAGCGATATTTTTATTTACGATTTAACAAGTGGATCTCTACTCGACACTATACCATTCACAAGCATTGCGGATCAGGTGGTATATATAAATGTGAATAAGAAATACAGAGCTAACAATCAAAAGCAATCATTATTCATTTGTATTGATGCTTCTGTTTCTGATCAATACGCAACCTACTCAGGCAGTAAGGGGTGTACCTCCTGTAATAAATCAAATTTAGTTACCTGGGATACCTCGGGATACATTTCAGGGCAAAAGATAGATTCAAATTTCATAGCACAATCAGGCACCGGAGGAATTACGGTTGATTACATTGTAGCCTGTGATATAGAAAAATTTGTTTGCTCTATGGCTCAGTTAATAGCATGGCCATTACTATACAAGGCCGGTGCAGAGATTTTGAAAGAATTAAAGTACAGTAGAAACTTAAACTCTATTGTAATAATAGATCAGGATAAAACGGAATCGTTACTTACTGATTACGAAGCAGAGTATACAAGATCAATGACTCAGATCGCTACTAATATGGTAGTGCCAGACGATATCTGTTTCAAGTGCAATCCCAAAATAAGAAAGACAATCCAGATACCTTGACTACCGAAGAGTATATACGGACGCTTAATACTAGATTCTCTCACTTGAGCGAGGCTCTTGCAATTGCTGCTCAAGATACTCACGCTATAATGGCAGAGCGGATATTTGAAAGCGGATTAAATTCAGATGGTACCGAGATCGGTGTTTATGATTATCAAAACCCTATTTATGTAGACCCTAAAATATCGCCTAAAAACTTTCCCGTTACTGGGAAGAATGGGGGATCAAAGTTTTCTGACGGGAAAACTCACAAGACAGGGTATTTTGAAAGCTATCAAGAATACAGAAAAAAAATAGGCAGACAAACCTCAAGGGTAGACTTGACGCTTTCTGGGCTGTTTAAGTCCGATCTATCTAGGGCTGTGGTTAAAATAAGCGAGTTTGTTTACGCTTCAAAAGTTTCACAACAAAGAAGTATAGATATAATGGACGGGGTAAAAAATAAATACGGTGACGTGTTTTCTCTTTCAAAAAATGAGAGAGAAAATTTTATCGAGACGCTAGAATACGAATCATTAAGAATAATGAAAGGTGCTTAAAAAGGTCATAGAATATATAAACGAATTAATAACCAGCTCTGGAATGATTGAAAAGGCTTATTGTCTTTGTGATATAATAGAGAAGGATGGTAAAAAATTCCCAGCAGAGTACTGTTTGAATAGGTACGTACAAGTCAGCGATTTTGACAAGTATAAGGGGTTATGCTATCATAGAATTGACGGAGATATTTCTATCTCTCAAGGTGAAGACGAGTCATACGGTTGTGATGTTTTAAGCTCGAAAACATACCCAATAATATTAATAATTGGGGTTAAAAAAGACTTGTTTTTGAACGATAAAAATGACGCCTATGTAGAGCTTTCTATTATTGAGAATTTAGAATATTTGATTTCATCACAAAATAACACTGTCCTTTCAAGTGATTTGTCGGCCGATGTTATTTCTATATCACTAACAGGAGCTAGTACTGATAAGTACTCAATATTTAAAAAAGAGTATTCAGGGATCGAATTTAAAATACCAGTAGGATACGCCTATATCTCTATCTCCTATGAGGTTTTGATAACAAAAAAATTAAGCTGTCACACGCAAATAACTTGTTAAATGGCTGGTGAAAAAACATACGCAGAGCTTAAAATTCAGATTAACGCTGGAATAAAATCCAACGGAAAAAGAGAGATAACACCGTCTATTCACAATGCAATAGAATCAGATATCGCAAACTCTTCTTTGAACAAAAAAGACGGAGGAGTAATACAGGCGATACTTGCATACTTTAATGAATATGTATTAACCGACAGAAAACAAGTTGCTCATGTAGGATATGTGGATGACGCAGTTGCATCTGTAGTAGGCTTCGTCCAATCCGATGGATTTGGCTACTGGAAGAAAGCAAATCCCCTGATAGGTGTAGACACTACAGGAGACATAAGAGAGGGGATGGTAGGGTCAGAATTGCAACTACAAGAATTTGATACAATAGATGCTCCGGGAGTGTGGACTGTAAGAAATACAAGATAAAAAAACTATGAAAAAAATAATATTCTTAATATCAATACTGATCAGCTCGAACGCTTATTCACAGTGCATAATAGGAGGCACAACATTAACGGGTACGACCAAGGCTAAAAAAGTACAAGCTTGCGAATACACTATTCAAGGCATGGCCAATGCTATGCTGAAGAGCGTAAGCGGAGTAATCACGCCAGCTATCGCCGGCACGGACTACGAGCCAGGACTAATATTTGCAAATGGATTAACCCGTACCAGTAATACAATAAGACTGGGCGGCGCTTTAACACAAAATACCAATATACTAGGAGTCGGATCCTATTCGTTGACGCTCGGAAGTGCTGGAAGTAAGATTGACGGGTTAAATATTAATACTAACAGCAGCGTTGAAATGAGCATTAATGATTATCGTGGATACGTAAGTCACGGAGATACGTACATGCAGCGGCAGCTTGACAATTTATCAGGCACTACGTCAGGTGATGAATTGTCTTTGGAAAGGGCGAGATTTATTTATCAAACCCCTTCAAGATTTGCAGAGGTCGGCGTGGACTCGGGGGGTGTTAAAGTTCAAACAGGTAACATATACTCGGCATATTTTAACACATCGTTATTGTCGCGAATTGTTAATTTGCAAACACCTAACAAGTCTGGTATCCTTGTTGTCGATTCAACGCTATCTGATAGCCTGAGTTATTACCTTAAATTCGGCCAGGGCGCTTTGAGCAATAAATCTGTCCCTGGCAACGACTATGATTTAGGGTGGGGTACTAGCGGAAGCAAGTTTAAAACAATCTCCTCGAAAGTCAAAGACGAGTGGAAGGCTGAGGCCAATGACGGGTTGGGCTATGATGCAAAATTGGAGTTGACCCCTTATTACTATAATTTCCAAGCTTACGACGGAATTTCGCTTAGTCAATTCCAAGCAAATGCGACAGAAACATTTATCAGAAATGACAATAAATATTTAAGAGTCAATGCAAGTGGGATTCAGCTTGATCCAGGTACGCACTTTAATACCTCCGCAAGCACAACAGACACCTCTATAGATGTTAATAACCGAAAGCTACACAGTAGCAACGGTAGAACTATCGACTATGGCACTTGCGAACTATGGGACTTATCGGGAATCACAAAAGTAGTAGAATGGGGGGATGGCGATCTTGAGATATTCAATCCATCTGGATTCAGTACCGCGCTTTCTGCAAGCCTTAACACTAACAATAGAGAAATTTTATTGCCAGATACCAACGGGATAGCAGTCCTTAACGATAATATCACTACTCTAACAAATAAGACGATAAGCGGAACTAACAATACCATTACTAATATTCCACAGTCAGCAGTAACAAATCTTGCTGCCGACTTGTCGGGAAAACAGGATAATATTACACTAACTACCTTCGGCACTTCTGGAGCAGCAATGCTGATCGGGAACACTCTAAATATCCCTGATTATTCAGCAGGCGGAGGTGCTACAGATATCACTATTTCTCAAACACCGTCAAGTGTAACAGTAAATTCCTCTAATGGCTTGGATGGCACGATAACACTGGCAAACGGCACAAACGCTGGGGTTTCGATAAACAACTACACGACAGCAGAGCAAGCAAAATTATCTGGAATCGCTACAGGCGCTACTGCTAATAGCCCTGATGCTACATTATTAAATAGGGCAAATCACACTGGAACGCAAGATGTAAGTACTATAACTGGTTTAGGCGCGCTAGCTACGCAGTCGGTCGCGCTTGTGGAAAACGGAGGAACGGGAGCAGCAACTCATACAGGCTTAGTGATAGGAAACGGAATATCTGCAATGACCTCTACCACTACATCGGCAGGGCTTGCAGGGGTGCTAACGGACGAAACGGGAACGCTTGGAGGCTTTATGAGGGGCGCGGCTGTGAAACTTGTCGCTGACTATACGAACGCAACCACTACAGGAACAGAAATTACAGGGCTTCAAATAACCTCTACAGGAACAGGACTAGTAAGGTTTGAATATTACTTAATAGTTCAATCGAGTGTTGCGACAACGGGCCTAAAGTTCGGAATAAATCATACAGGGACGGCTACGGTTTTAGCGCTTAATTTAACCTACCCGTCAACTGGAACGACAGCAACGACGGGTATAGCAGAGAACATAATAGCTAATATCACAGGGGCTATTTACGAAGCTTCGGCCGCTACTACATTTTCTACAGCAGCACCAAACCTTGGGCCTATGGCGGGTGTTGCTGCGATAAATACAAATATCTTAATGAAGATAAGTGGTGTTATAAACGTTACGGTTTCGGGTGATTTAGAAATATACGAAGGATCTGAAACCGCCGCCACCACTAGGGTAATGGCGAATAGTAGCGTAATCGCATTTGGTTTGTAAACAATTAAATTAAACTAAAATAAATCAAAAATTATGGCACAAGCAATATGTATAATGTCGGAAGTACAACCGAACCAAGATAATCCATTAATGACCGATTTTACAATCGCAACGAAGGTAAATCCAATAGCACCAGAGGCGTTCACGCCACAACGGATTGATGTCGTAGCAATAATAGACATGTCTCAATCCGACAATGCTATTAATACAGCTCTTAAAAATGCAGTAATAGCGCGGGTTACAGCTGATTTCCCAGGCTCCACGTTGTTGGCTTCGGATGTTAAAATTAATAAGTATTCTTAAACAAAAACAAGCGTTCGCCAATTTTGGCGAACGCTACTTAAACTAAAGAAGAATGGAAGGTACACTACTAGAATGGGTGCTTGGGAGCGGAATAGGCATTATGATTGTCAAAGATATATTCTTGCGAAAATATCAAAATAATCAAGATCGTATTGATAATGCAATCGTGGAGTCTGTAAAGGCACTAGAGAAAGGGCACGGTGAACACGAGTTAAAAATACAGGCACTCGAATTTTCTATAAATAATCAGGCGCTCGTTTTGGAAGATTTAAAATCAGCGTGGAAGGAAAATAATAATGCGTTAAAGGAATTTAATCAAACCGTAAGGATTTTAAGTTCCGAACTAAAGGAGCAACACGGCGAGATGAAGATGCTTGTAAAGGATAATACAAAAATAATGGAGAGGGTCTCTCAATTTATCGAAAAAAAAACTAATGGCTAATTTCTCACTATACTATCCTTTTTTATTAAAGTACGAAGGAGGCTACGCAAGTGCTGCTTACGCTGCTAAGATGGGCGACAAGGGCGGTGAAACGTATCTAGGGATAGCACGGAACTATAACAAGGCATGGGAGGGATGGGTCATGATAGACGCATACATTAAAACGAATGGTACGCCCGCGTGGAATCAGAGAATCCCAAGACAGGAAATTTACAAGGCAGCGGAAAAACACTCTAAAGCAGCTTACTGGGACAAGATGAAACTGGACTTAGTAGACAATCAATCGCTTGCTGAAATGATCGGAGATTACGGCTTCAACTCTGGAATCGGCTTGTCTGTAAAGGCTATTCAGCGTATTGTTTATGATTCAAAAGAAAAGATAACGGGAGTAATGACCAATCAAGACATAGAGGTGGTCAATAAAGAGAATCCGTTGGTAGTATTTACCGAGCTGCAGAGTAGAAGAATTTCAATGATCGAAAACTCAAAAAAAATAAATATCAAATTCAAGACTGGCTTAATAGCCAGAGCAAATGCAATCAAATTTAAAAAATAAAACTATGCTAGAAAATGTAATAAAAGGCTGGTTTCTCTCTGCTTTAGGAGGAGTCGTATTAGTGGCAGTAACATTACACACGCTAGGAATCTACAGGCTTCCGAATCCAAACGCGCTAAACACATGGTGGGAATGTGGTATAGGCTTGGCGGTATCGTTCGTGCTTGTAATCTCTCCCAAGACTAAGCTGGATGAATACGCGGGAAAAGTGGCGAGTGCGTTATTTTCTTTGTTTAAAAACAAGACAGATGCGTAATCTAATACTTGCATTACTTCTACTGCCTAGCTGCATAACAAGCCGGGATGGCGCAATGAGGCGCGTTGCAAATCTAAACGACAAGTGGAGGCTTATAGATACTATTGAGGTAGTAAAAATAGATACGACATTCAAAGAGGTGGACAGGGTATTTTATCGAGACAGTGTTACAAGCTATTTAGATCTGAATAAGCAGACGGATACCATAATAGTTTATCTGCAAGAAAACTGCGAGAAATTACGCGGAAAAAGTAATCTCTTAAATATAAAAAACAGGATCAAAAGCGCCTGTAAGCTCGAATCTATCTTAAAGACAATAACATTCGATAGCGCTGGAGTCGTTGTAAAAATATGGCCTAAAGGCGAATCTTTACACGTGTCTTTGAAATTTAAGGAGGCGATAATAACGAGAGATGTTAAACGGGATATTGTAAAACCTGTTATAGAGAAACGAAGTTTCCTTAAAAATTTATGGTCGGTGAAGGAGTTTATTGCAGGAATGTTAATCGCAATAATGTTTTTTTTATTTGCTTGGAATAAGAGGTAGCAGTATATTTACACCTATTATAAAACGAACCGACAGCTATTAGATAAATTTTAATAGCTGTCGGTTTTTATTTAGAGAACAAGTGCGGACTTGTAAGTCTTAGCTTATTCGCTGCCTCTGCCAATAACGGGGTTATTTTGTCTTCAATTTCCTTCGAGCGCTCATAAGAGATGTTGACATTCGGCAGGTTTCTGTCATCGAAGCAGGTAAATTCTTTTTTTGTTTCTTCATGTCTGTTTTTTTTGTTAAAAAGAGTACACAAATATACGATTTTTTTTAAAAACGCCCTATTCGCTCAAACCTAAAAATAAACTTACTTATAAGTTGCTAACAATCAAACGCCTATTACCTAAGAGTAAAAAATCTTTAAAATAAATGCAACCTTATTAGGATATGACCGTAAGAGTGTATATATTTGTATTATAAATTAAGCACTAAAACAAAAAACAACATGGAAACCTTCAAAATAACAGAATCTACAAATTTGCACCAAGCTTCAAGAAATGCTAAGTATGCCAAAAATACAACTAGTAGAGAACTGGATTCGGGTCTTACGCTCGAAGAGGCAAGGGTAAAACTGATTAGTTTTTGCCAAGAAGATTACGAATTTTCGATTAAAATAGAGACTCTTGAAGATTTTATCAGGGAGTTCATCTCTACTCCTCATTTCAACGACTCTGATATAACAGGAATGACAGAGGTAGAGTATTTTGAAGCAACAAAAAAGCGTCAGGCTCTCTTATATACAAGAAGAGAGGATCGTTTCTTTAAGTTCACAGGACCAGGAATTTACACGGACGGTAGGTGCATTATGAATTTAACAGACGACGGGTATGAATATGATGGCTATTATACTAAAATTGCTGACATTGAGCAGGCTGACCTATAACACTCGTATACCCGCAAGCCAACAAAATGATAGAAAAAACGGGAATACCGATTTTCCCTGCAAAAATCCAAAAAAACGAAACTAAAAAAACATGAAAACAATATCAGATTTCTTAAAAAACCAAATGCAGAAAAAGGGTCTAACAATGTACCGGCTCGCAAAAGATTCGGGCGTCGATCAAACATCTATCCAAATGTACGTAAACGCCACCAGACAGCCAAGCGCCGAGAACTTTATAAAAATATGCAAGGGTATAAACGCCTCAAAATCAGACATATTAGAGCTATTTGAAAAATAATAGGAAAATATATGCAACCATATTAGGATATATCCGTAAAGGGATATATATTTGCATCATAATTAAACACTAAAACAAAAAAACAACATGACAACCTCAGAATTATTAGTATCGAATAGCAACGGAAACGCAATTGTAAAAATAGCATTCCTATTGACAGGAGAAGACTACAATGCAGCGTGGATAGGTGTGAATGGAGCGGAGGGCCATTACACGGACAATGTGATTAAGATATATGATCTACTCTCAAAATTCGCGATTGGCAATTACGGTATTGACCTTCAAATCTGGGAGGAAGGCAATGCATTTGTTGACAATATTGACTATGCAAGAATCGAGGAACTAAAATCTGCAATAGAGGCAGAATTTAATGTGGTTTTAGAAATCGCGGAAAGGTATTGAATTGATAAAATTTTTAATACCTTTGTATATAAATAAAAAGTCCCCTGCTTATCATTGTTCCTTTCCGTACGTATGGAAGAAGAGCAACTTACACAGAGGCTTTTGTTAACGGATGTAGTGTACAAGGCTACTAACCGTGAATTAGTAAGCTTGGGTAGTATGACCTACTTACACTTACTTGTGATAGAACGGTTCTATCAAACCATTAATACACGAAGTAATAACGCTTTTTAAAGCTAATGAGACCTCTTATTTTACGTTAAGATGTCTGCTTCGAGTACTACTGCTTGCCAACAGTATTATGAGGCCCTTCTAATCAGAGGGCCTTTATTTTTTTAGAAATCTATAATTGTATCAGCAACTGTAAAAAAATAATCACACACAAACCCTACGCAGTTTATTATCAACGATCTCGTACTTGCTCAGTTATCGTATCGTTTTGAGAAGTTTCTCTGTGTTATCTACAAGATTTTTAATCTATTACCTAATATATTCATGTGGATAAATAATATACGACTTCTTATATTTCATTATAAACTATTTTATATATTTACGTTCAAATATTACACCAAATATAGTAAAAATTCTTATATGAAGAAAAATCCTAATGAAAAGTTTGTCAGGGAGTTGGAAGAGGTTAGGGCAAAATTACCAAAAAGATACCTTGGGGCTATAGAGTTAATGTATCCAGGAAAGTTTAAAAGCAGAAATATATACAACGTAATACACTATGGAGTCGAGAATTACGAGATACTCAACGCCCTAAAGTCTGTTGTCAAAAAAATTGAAAAGAACAAAAAGCTTGTATCATGAAAACAAATGTAACAATGAAGTCTACTGACCGAAAATTATTTGGCATAGTAGTTAGACAAGAGACAAAGACAGGTCACTTAAATTTAAGCGACCTGCAGAACGCTTATGATATAGCTAGAGGTATTAATGGATGGTCAGAAAGGTATACCAAAACCGTATTGGAGTCAAAAACCAATATAGAACGCATTTACTATATACTTGAAAATCAAGGTTTGATAAAAGCAGGAATTTCCGCTTTTATGGAAAACTGCGAAAATAAGGGAATTTCAAGGGTTCTGAAAGACTTGGGGGTTTATAAAACCACAGGCAGGGGCGATAATAAAACAGTTACTTGCGACCCTTATATATGGACTCTTATTGCACTTGAAATGAACCCAATGCTTTACGCAAAAGTGGTTACATGGTTAACGGACGGTCTTATAATTAATAGAATAGAGGCGGGAGATTTTTATAAGGACTTTTCAAGGGCAATTAAAAAATTTGGCCCCGACTATGTAAAAATTGCCAAGGCTCTTAATTATGTAGTATTTAACCGCCACGAAGCTGGTATAAGGAATACTGCCACCAGACAGCAATTAAATGATCTTATAGATTTAGAAAAGAAAATGGCCTTTGCCATAGATATGGGTTATATCAACTCTCAAACGCAACTTGTTGACGCACTTAGGAATATGTGGGGAGTTAAGTGGAGTAAAAAAATTTGTTAAAAAATATAAGAAAAGTTATTGCTTATTATAAACTTTCTTATATCTTTGTCGTATAAGAAAGTAAGAAACAAAAATAAATTAAACACTAAAACACTACGAACATGGAAATTACACAAGCAACAACAAACATCCCATTTTTGATTGGCGGTATACTAAGCAGTATAGTATTAGTTGTAGGAATATTAGCCTTCATATATTTCTCGCACGACCAGGAAAAACACGATCTCATTATGGCAAAATGGGAATACGACAAGCACAAGCCAATTCGCGAAATGGCACTTAGGCAGAACCAGTATGTAAACTTGTCT